AAATCTGAATCGGCTGTTTGAGTTTGGATTATAAAATCTCCAGTATTGTTACTGATATATCCATTTGTGCTATGTTCTATGTGTAAATCATCTGATGCACCGAATACTAATCGTTGTCCAGAATTAGGTAGTTTTACTCGCCCAACTTCACTTGCATCTATATGAATAGCATTTGTTGCTACACCACCATCATTTACTTTTACATACCAATCTGCATCTTGTGTAGAAACATAATTAATTAAATTTCCAGTTCCTGCTTGTTGAATCCAAGTATTAGATTGGTCGTGATATATTTTTAAATCATTTCCACTCCCAATGTGTATTTTTTTATCATCTGGAATATAGACATCTTCATAAATGCTAAAACTATTACTAGTATCTTCAGTAAATCGCATAAACTCTGCACCACCAGTAAAGAATCTTAATCTATCATCAATATCTTCTCCGATATAAGTGTGTGCACCACCACCAAAATAAAGTTTTTCTGCAACTGGTAAATATAGACTACCACCACCAATAGTTATATCTCCATTATTGTCTATCTTCATTCGTTCAGTTCCACTTGAACTTCCAGTTGTTGCACCACTTCTGAAACTTAAATCATTACCCTCTTGGAATATTGCACTTGTGCTTGTTCCCTCAAAAAATATTCTTGCACTATTATCAGAATTGCCCTCATCATTATTAATAAGTAATCCATTAGCCCCACTTGCGTTTATATAAACTCTATTTGCTATAGCTGTCAAAGGATTCTGACCACCAGCATATACTTTCCATGTATCTGCTGCTGAAAACTGCATATATGTATTAGTATCGCCATAGTGAATTATTTTTCCATTTGCAATAATATCATTAGTATATATATTTGCGTATGCATTACCTGTAGTTAAAAATGAAAATTCATTACTTCCCTCTTGTATTCTTGCATATCCAGCATAATTACCTATTGTAAATCCACCAGTAGCAGTAGATGTTATCCTATTATTTATTTCTAATGTTCCAGTAATATTGGTAGCATAACCTAAAGTCATAGAACTAACTGCATCATTATCTCCATCAGTATTAATAGATAATGGATAGGTTCCAGAATTATTTAATCTAATACTAAAGTTTCCACCATCTGCACCAACCCACCATTCTGGTGTATTTGTCACATCACTTTCTTGGATTCTTAAAAATGGAGATGCTCCATCCATATGTATTCTGTTATTGACTTGTAAAGTAGTTCCATCAAAAGTAAGATTGGATTCTGCATCTAATTCTGTTGTAGTAGAACCTACTGTTACTAATTCATTTGCAGTAGCATTGTTAAGTGCAGTAATTGTTCCTGTCGTAGTATAACCATAAGCTTCAATCTTTTCTTTGATTGCACCCGATGTCATTAAGTGGTCATCAGCATCAACGAACTCTGAGCCAATGTCAATATCATCCATTGTATGCCCGCCTAGTGTAACACCACCAATAGCTGTTAAACTACTAGCTACAGTAGAGCCATCACCAACAAAAAGTTCATTGGTTCCAGTTTTATAAACTAACTCACCTGCAGCTGGGGTACCAGCATTTGAGAGGTCAGCACCTCTTTTGATTTTAATCGTATTTGACATTTATCTCCTTAATTAAAATGTACCACAATCTATAGTAGCAGCTGTAATAGTAGCTGCTTCTACATCAAGAAACTCAGCACTACCTACACTACCACTAAAGACTTCACTTGAATTAGTAGCGTCTGGAATAAATTTAAATTTGTAATCTGAATCATCCATACCCATGAATCCTACTTTTGCTGCACTTCCAGTATGGTATTTAAACTCAATACCTCTATCTTTGTTATCATCAGAACCTGGAGTACTATCTCCACCTAATGTAAAGATTGGGTCATCAATAGTTACTGTAGTTGAATTAACTGTAGTTGTAGTACCATCTACTTGCAAATCTCCTTGAATATGAACTTTATTATCCCATCCAATTTTCATTGCTTCTGTTGCAATTCCACTATTACCAGTATAAAATATTAAGTCAGTTTTATTTACACTTGCTGTAAATACGTCTGCTGCTGCAGCTACAATAGAAGCTGATAAAGCTACTGCGTCAGTACCTGAACCTTCATCTGGTGATGAGAAATTAATTCTACCTATAACATCATTGTCTACAACTGTGGCTTCTGAAGTATTTAATTGAAGTATAGTTCCTCCAGCAGCTTTTATTGCTACATTATCGTTAAATGAAGAAGCTCCTGTTGTTACAGAAAATCCTTTTGCAAACGTCATTGCTCCACCATTTGCAATTGCTATTGCAGCATCTCCATCTGTGAATTGAATAGCAGGAGTTCTTAATGCTGTTGTCGCATCCAATGTTCCTATAGACATAGAACCTGCTGTTAAAGCTCCAGCTACATTTACTGCTCCTCCATCAGCAATTACTTCAAATGCTGATGAACCAGCATCATCATATACTTTAAAATCTACATCAGTAATTCCAGCTCCAATTTCTACTAAATCTTGACTATCATCTATTACTTTAATCATGTCAATATTACCAGCTTTAATTCTTACTTCATTTGGTGTAGCAAAATCAATACATTCTTCATCAGCAGCTCTACCTATTCTTGTAAAACCAGTATTTATTATACTAGTAATACTTGTTTGTGCTGCACTAACTGCAATATCATTAGCATTTGCTGTAATTCCAGTTCCACCAATAACATTCATAACAGCACTTGTAGCTGTCATACCTGCTCCTGCAAACAAAGATGCTATATCATCTATACTTTCTTTCCTTGTAGGGTCACCTGATTGGTCTTCATCCGAAAATGCAATAAAGTCTCCACTTGTAATAATCGCTGAAGTTAAATCATTTACATCTAACTTTAAACTTACACTATTATCTGTAGCTCCACTTGCAATAGTAGACTCTATCCCTCCATTTGAAGCAATAGTTAAATCAGACAATAATGGCAAGTGAGTAGTTACTGCACTAGCAGCAGCTTGGTCATCAGCTGTACATCTTCCTATAAATAACTGTGCATCTACATTTTGAAATCCTAATTCTCCATAGTGTAATGATGATGGCAAAGTAGTTGCATCAAAATCAGTTGGACTATTTCTTTTTAATTTTATTCTGTTACTCATATCTCACCTCTTGTTTATACAAATGTTCCACCATTTATATCGTTATCGTCAATCCATTTGGAACTAGCATCATCATATCTTAATAATGCTCCATTGGTTGGACTTGTTAAATTTGTATCACTCATTTCATCAAGCGTATCTATTCCTGTTGCAGTAGTATCTACATACGCTTTAATACTTTCTGAACTTGCTAATTTAGTAGGGCTAACTCCAGACATTGTATCGGAATCTAATACTGCACTACCACTAACCCCAGTGTTCAATACTGGACTTGTTAAAGTTTTATTTGTTAGCGATTGTGAACCTGTTAAAGTTGTTACACTACTATCTATAGCTACCGTAACTGTATTGGCTGAACCAACTGTATCTATTCCAGTACCTCCTGCTATATCTAATGCTTCGCTATCTAAATCTATATTTAATGCTCCTCCACTATCTCCTTGAAAATCTAAATCTTGTGCTGTGACTTGAGTATCTACATAATCTTTTACAGCTGCTGAAGTTGGTAATGTTGTATCATTATCATTTGAACCAATACCTTCAGATTCAACAACTAGTGTTGCTCCTTTTAAATTATCTACTTCTAAATTGCTAATAGTATTATTATCAGCATTAATTGTTTTGTTCGTAAATGTTTGAGTAGCACCAGCTACTGCTGTATTATTTAATGCATCTCTTACATTTGTTGCTGTACTATTATCTAAACTAACAGATATTTGTGAAGCATCAATACTAAAACTATCTTGTGTTTTACTTGAATTTTGTACACCAACAGTTTTTGAAACACTAGTATTTTGTACTGTAGCTTTTACTACTGGATTTGTAGATACTTTTGCAGAAATAGCCATTATGCTACCGATGCCGTAAATGTATGTGTTAACTTAGTTGCACCTTTAGCAATTATAACATCGCCTTGTATGTGCCTTACCCAAGCATCTGCTGCTTGGTCATCTTTTTCTACTAAATCCCAATGTCCTTCAAAATCATCATCAAAATGTTGTATAGCTTCAGCTGGTAATGTAAGAGTTATTGTACCAGCACTTCTATCAGCAACTACATCAAAGTGTACTTCGTTTTGACTACCTGAAGCCCAAGCATCATTAGAAGCTGCGGTACCATCAGTACCTTGACTTTTACCTGGTCCTGTAAATGCACTATGTGCATAATCTGTTACAATAACAGCTGCATATTTATGATTACTAGTCATAGTATGCGAACTATCCAATGTTATTACATTAGTAAAATCTGCATTTTGTTGTATTTCTATATCTTGATATTGGTTTGATGAAATCATTTATCTCTCCTAATATAAAAATACTACGTTTGCTGAACTTGATTTTGTTGCACAAACTGGATATATATGTCCTGCTAACAATCCTGTAAATGTTATATCTGCTCCATTTACAGTTAAGTCATAATTTCCTGCCACTTTAACGTATACTGCTCTACATGCATCTTGGTCATTAGTTGTTGCAACTACTGCCTTGATATATGGAGCTACACTTTCTTGTGCTGTGTAATCTAATAATCCTTTAGCCATGGTTTTCTCCTATTATTTAATTGCAAAAGTACCTATCGTTCCTGCGATAAACACTTTATTTTTATTACTTTCATTATCTGCTACTTTTTTATGAAATTCTCGAATATAATATTCTTTTGCTTTAATATCTCCTATTCTTTCAGCTAACTGAGCTTTAACATAACATACTACTGCCATAGACAACATTCTATTTAAATTTAAATGAGTTGATTCTGATGGAGAAGTTTGTTCGGTTAAACTAGTATTTGCTGTAGTTTCAGGGTCTTCATCTACAAAAGGTTTTTCAATTGAAGTATATTCAATTCTTAATCCATTAGTAATTGCTTCATCGGGATAAATAATATCATCCAAAGTTCCTCCTGTAACTCTACCTTGAGTATCTATAATTCTTCCAGAACTTCTTACAATTTTATATAATCGTAATTGCTTTCCATGTTGTATATAAGCATAATTTCTATTTGTGTCATAACTCATGGATTTGTGTCCTCTGTTACTAATGGTTCGTTTTGCAATCTTCTAATTGCTTTATATTTATTATCATCTTCTGTATCTAAAACACTTACACTCTTAATAGCAATTAATCCCGCTGGTAAATCATAATCTCTTGTATCAGCTACAATATTTTGTTTATTTACTTCTGTATTAATTTCATTAGAAGATTGTATTTGATGAAATGCATCTTTAATATATGCTATAACCAAATTAGTGTCTCTAGAATTTGCTCTTTCCATTATTTCTAAAATTTTCATTATGTTGCTGCTCCTTCTTGCTGTCTTTGAGCTTGTTGTTTTTCTTGTGGAGCTCCAATAGCTCCTGATATTGCTTGCAATTCTGATATTGCTCTTTGATAAAAAGCCATTGCTGCTTGTAATCGTTGATTTGCAAGACTTAAATTTCCTTGAGAAGCTTGTAAAACTGCTGCTGCCATTTCAGGGTCTTCATCTTCTAACCAGTGAATAGCAGATAAACTTGTTTTGCTTGTAGCATCAACTGAAGCCATACCTCCTTCTAAAATCTTTTCAGCATCTAATGAATTAGACAATCTTAACATATCTAATGATGCTGCATAAAATAATGCTACATTTTCATATTCTGTTAATACCCATGAATCGGTATTTTCATCAATTACTGGGGGAGCTGAATAAACAATAACTCCTTTATCTCCTTCTTCTGAATCTACTGTGACAGTAGTTCCGATTGGATTCGTATATGCATGTTGATACGAATTGCCACTCCCCACGTGTGCATTATAATCAGGGTCTGGTTTAATATATATTTTACCACTTAATTTATAATATTTAGGAAACATTTTTGTTGGAAACGACAAACTACTAGGTTCATCTGTCATATGTATAGCAATTTCAGGTATTTCTTGACATACTCTTTTTTTAGTGCCATCATTACGATAAACTGCTAATATCTTATCATATGCCAAATCAGAACCATTTCCAATAATACTTGCTCCAGCACTATCAAATCCATTTATTTCTACTTCAGAAGCAACAGTCCATAAAAATCTTTCAGGTAAACTAGATACAATAAACTTAGCACCTGCATTTAGATTTTCTACAAGAAATCTAGCTTTGGAAGCATTTCCAGTTATATTATTTACTTTTTCCCATAATTTCATATCATTTCCTCTTAACAGATAGGTCCCCATAGGGAGAAAGGAGGTAAAGAACCTACAAGGACCAACATCTGTAATTTAGCTATTATTTCCAAATAGCGTGTGATTCTGGCATCATAAATTCGAAGCCAGCCTCAGTTAGAATCATATCTACTCTCTTGTCAATACCTGAGTTTTCTAAAGTCTGAACTCCGACATAGATTGAAGTATCACGATTCACACCATTACCAACTAATGGTCTGTATTTAACATTATTCATGTTAAGCGCAAGGATTTTCACGTGTGAACCATCCAAAGCAATACATCTAGAAACATTAATGTCTCCGTATACTGTTGAAATAGTTGTTACATCTAATCCCATTACTTTCTTACGACCAGTAATTGCTAGGTCTGCTCTAAACTGGTCATCAATATCGATGTTTTGTTTAAAGAATCCACCTAGTTTGTGTAGCCAAGTAAAGACTTCAGTACTACATAAGAATACTGTTGCTTTGTCTTGGTTGTATCGTGGGTCTTGGTATTTTGACATATCTTGCAAGAAGTCATCAATGTTCTTAGATGAACTCCATGAGAAGATATTACCATAATTCAAGACATAATCCACAGCACCTTGGGTATGGTTAACACTTGAATCGGTCACTTGAGATGAGAAAAGCCCTGCTTGTTCAATATCCCATTTGTGTTCGATTAACTTATCTTTCCAAACACGAGCCCATTCGTTTGGTTCATACTTAAGAGCTGTTGCTCTTGCTGTATTAGTCATTCCGAACTCAGTTCTGAAGATTTGTGTTTGTCCATAACCAGTTGAGTATGGATTATCTTTCCAGGTTTTTCCTAATAATGAAGAACCTTCTCCGAAAGAGTTACCTACTACGTAAGAACGTCTTTCTTCAAGAGTTTCTGCAATATCTGCACTGTAACTAACACATTGTGCTACATCGCTTGCATAGGAAGCTGATTCTACATGAGTCGCTGCTGGAACTCTAAGAATCTTACCTGTGATTAACTTAGTTTCAGCAGTTGCTGAACCTGTTCCGCTATTTGCACTAAGGTTTGATGCACCTTGAGCTGCTACTGCAGTAATGCGAACTAACATATAGTCAGTTGCTGCACCACCGCCAGCTGTTGAACTCATAGGTACTTTTAGTACTTGATTAACTTGTAAGAACTCAGGAGCGGTTCCTGCGTCTCCTACTTTAATTGCGCCATTTGATTGACCTTGGACATTTTGGATATTACCTGCGCTAAAGTAGTCAGTTGCCATGTATAATTTAACTTCACCAGCAAGTGATAAAGCTGAATTATCTGATTCTTTCAGTTCTGCATTATTGTGCACATCTGTAGAACTATGTCTGTAACCAACTACGTAAGCATAACGTTTTAACCAAGATTGTCTCTTCTCTGTAAACTTAAATGATGGGTCATCTGTAGGTTTCTTCGCTAACATTGAAACAAGTCTGAAGAATGGAGTTTGGCTTAAAGCTAACTCCGAAAATCTTTCAGAAAAGTCATATCGTCTACGTAAATCACCTGTACTCAGGGAACTTCCCTGAGAAGCAGCATAACCTTCACTTAAGCCTGTAGAGGTAGCAATTGCCAACGGCGTATCTGCTGGATAACTTGTATCTGCCATTTTGTTTCCCTCCTAGGGTATTTAGGTTTATGTTTACATTAACTCGTCTAACCCAGTCCCTTGAGATAACAACTTGTCAAAAACGGCATCGTCTACTGATTTTTCTTCTCTTTGTACATTCCCAGTTGCTGCAACACTAGTTGGCATCTGTCTAACATTTTTCATTTGTTGAACTACATCATTTCTAGCCCCTTCTGCTACAATAGCATCACGACTATCTCTATGTTTCAAATAATAGACATCTTCCAAAGTTAGTTTATGTTCTTTTGCATAATCTATCAAACCATCATAGGCTTCTGGAGAAATATTGAATTTAGATTTAAATTCTTCTTCCTGAGAAGCTCTACGTGATTGTTCTGATTGTTTTTGTGCAAAATCACCCAATCTTCGTTGCACTACTCCATCTACTGTTGCATTAAACAACTTTGCAGATGAAGAAGTCGGGTCTGACAAAGCTTCATCATAATCAAACATAAAGTCTTCGTCTAAGCCAAGCTGCTCTTTTACACTCTTAGGTGCTGAGCCGCCACCCTCAAAATAATTTCTCACATGAGAGATTAAATTAGGGTCTTCTTTCATTGCATTTAGTAAAGGCATATAAGGTTCTAACTCTGTTAAACGATTATTAAGTCGCTTAGCTTCACGAGAAGAATCACTATATCTCTTTTCTAAATTAGCTACATCCTCATTAGGATTAGCTTGTTGCTCTACACCAGGGTTCCCTTGAGAGGAAGTTATCTGTTCTTGAGCCTCAGTTTCAATCGGCTGTTCTAGCGTTTCACCCATAACTTGTTTGTCAAGCTGAGAAAAAAATTCTTCAGCCACAGCATTGTCTTCTGGGGCTACTTGTTGTTCTGCTCTTTCAGCATCATCAACTAATAGGTTATCCTTATTTTCACTCATACTGTACTCCTTCTAATTTACAGTTATTTTTTCTGTTTATCAACACTAATCTTTTTCTTTTCTAGTGCTAATTCTTTTTTTACTATATCTACGGTATCTTTCATACGACCTCGTAGAATTTTTTGTTCTGCTACGGTTTCTGTTAATTGCTTATCTACAATCTTAGAACCTTCATTAATTTTATCTTTAATTCCAGCTTGAATTACTTGTCTTTCCAATGTTTCATTATCTCTTTGCATTTCTTTCATTTGCCCTTCCATTGATTCTATCTGTTGTTGCATTTGAGAGTAAATACTCTTTCTTTGAACTATTGCCTTTTTATTTCTAATATCGGTTTGTTCTAACATTGCTATATCATCTATTAATCCAGCTTGGAACCATCTAAAATACTCTTCTAATAATGCCCATCTATTGACAGGTTGAGTCGAACCAGCTACAATTCTAATATCAAATTTATTTGTTTGATAATCATTATACCTTTGAATAACTTCTCCAAAACTATTATACATAGGAATATTAATAGAAACTTCTTGTACTTCGCCTTCTCCTGCTCCAGCTTCAGGTTGAACTATCCTAAATACTTTTTGGCTTGTATATGTAAATTGAGCAATTTCTTTAAATACTTTACCCATATGCTCTAATGATGGTTCAACAACATTATTTACCCATTGTCTAATTCTTCTTGTTCCATATTCATCCATTGCTAACATACCACGATAAGTTTCGTGACTTTGGTCTCCTACTCCTTGCATACTTGATGCAACTCCACTAATATATTCAATATCTTGTTTTCCTGTTTGAGTTACTGTATAAAAAGCATTGTTAATAGGTAAAGGTTGAACGGGAGTTGGAACATCAAATCCTTGTCTATATTTTAATAAAGCACCAGGACTGCTTGAATATTTTTCCCACTCTTCTTCATCAACACTACCCTCAGTATATAGCCATCTAAGATTAGAAGCTAAATTTGCATTATGTAGCATAATTTGATGTGATTTATTTATTTCTCTTTGTTTACCAATCATTGGCAATACTGCGCTCATTGGGTATGGAGTATTTGTATGACCATATACTATTGGAATAATAGGATACTCTTCTATAGGAAGAATAGTTTCATATAAAAACATATCTCCAGCTGAAGCACACATTTTAATTTGAGTTTTAAAAAAATCTATAGTTTCTATAATATTTTTAGCATAAGCTTCTACTTTTGCTAAATTTTCAAAGTCTTTTCTAGGAATTACATTTTGAGTAGTTTTTGTTTGAGCTTTTACCAATTCAGCTTCCATTATCATTTGTTGTTCTTGTATTTTTTGCTCTGCTTCTTTTTGCGCTTTTAACAATTCAACTTGCATTCTTTCAGGAAGTATTTCTCCTTCATTTACTAATGCTTGCAATTCTACTTCTTTTTCTTTTAAAGAAACTTGTATATCTGTAGCTATTATTTCAACTTTTTCTTTAGCTTCTATTTTAATCAATTCTAATTCTTTTTCATTGGGAGGTTGTTTTAACCATACATTTACATAAGGAACTTTCTCTTTTGTATACACTTCATAAAAATCTACAATTTCATCTTGTTCTCCTTGCAATGTATATGCTTCATATTCTAAATCTCCTGGCTGTACATTTTCTGAGTCGTGAATATCTCTTTTTGAGTATTGTTTACTTTCTGTTGAGCCACTTGCTCTTACAATTTTTTTCTTAAATTGAGGAAATAAATTAATAAGAGTTGTTTTTGATAAATTCTTTTGAACAATAATATAACTTGCATCACGAAATAAAAAATCTCTACTTTGAGGGTCTACATAAATATCATAAGGGTCTACAGAATTAAATATAACTTCTCCCGTTCCTCTATCGGCATTAGGGTCTACATCTATTTTAAAATATCCAACACCTTTTACAAGAGAATCTTGAATAACCTGACTAAATAAACTTTTTCCACTAGATAAATGCCAACAATATTCAGCAATTGAACTATGAACATGAGCTATATCAGAATCGCTTCCATCTGCTCCAATTGCTTGCCATCTAGGATTATTGGCTGTAACAAAATATTTCATAATTTCTATAGCTGGGGTTATACGATTAATAATAAAATCTGGCATTCCTCCTTCACGTAAATCTTCCTTTTCTTGAGCAGATAATTGTTCATTTAAATAGAAATCCATGCTTTTTTGAGAATCAACAAACCATTTTTTCCTATAGTAACTATTCGCTTTTTGGAATAATTGTTTATTTATATCAGCTTTATTTTTTCTTCCTCTTTTTGCCATATTAATCCCTTATTTCAAAATGTGGTAAATCATCAAAATTATTATTTTTTAAATTTGTATCTCTATCCCAATCTCCACCCCAACGAATAGTAAGTCCCATCGAAGCTGCAATACCTTGTACAAATCCAGCAAAATACGTAAATCGTTCTCTATCTTCCCAGTCTACTGGATAAGGAGCAACATCTATAGCCAATGAAGGATATTTGTTATGATTTCCTTTTGGATATTTTAATTTACTAAATCCTTCTTCAAATAGCTTGTTCTGTTCTTCTTCTCCACGATGTCCTTGCAAAACAGTACAATCAAAATCTTCAACTACTCTTTCAAAGAGTTCGATTAATCTCGGGTCACACGTATTTAATCTTTCTTGTGATTTTTTTCCAAAACTTGCCATTAATCTTCATTCCACCAATCAGAAACTTTATTAACTATATTATCTTTTAAATCTCTTACTGGAGTTCTTCGATTACCTTGTTTATCTTTTCCCCACAAACCAGCACCTCTCATTCCTTCTGATTGAACTGGTATATTAGGTTTTGTAGCTTTGTATCTATAATAAGCTGCTTGTGTTTTTGGTCCAGGGTTGCCATCTATATCAGCGGGTCCTACATAATATTTATTTTCCTTTAAAAATTTTTGCCAAGCTACAGTTTCTTCTTGACTCCAATTATGAAATGGGGATTCTGTAATACCTGCTTTTTGTCGTAATGTTCTTAACTCAAATTGTTCTATTGTTTCATTAGGGTATTGTCTATCTTGTGGCATAATTGCTCCTATTTTTTATAAACTTTTTCTGCTCCTGAAATTCCAAACGAACCAAGTGTAATCCAAACAAATGAATTATAAATATAGTCATTAACCATAAGTTCAATACCTATAATTCCCATTGCTAAATCTACAATTCCAAATACACACATAAGTGCGAATGAAAGAAATCCAATGATATTCTTTTCGTTATATTCATTTTCATCCTTAAATAAATCAAACATTATGATACCAACCAATGTTTTGCTTTTCTTTTCGGTTTATACCATTTTGGCTTCTCTTTTGTCCCATTTTGTTTAAAATTAGGGGGAAAAGCGTGTAAATTAGCATAATATAGTCCCTCAATTGTATCATCATGTGCCATTCTTGGTCCAAATGTAATGATTTCATTAATTAAATCAAACATATTTTCTCTAAAATATAATGAACCTACACTAAAAATGCCAGATAAACCTGAATAAATTCTATTTCTTTTTTGAGTCCCTCCTGGCTTCTCAGGAATAACGCTAATATCATATCTGTTTATTCGTCTTCTTTCGTCATTCAATGCTTGAAAAATACTACGATTCATAGCTACATCTTCTACTGTAGCACTCTTACAATTATATTTATTATACAATTCAATAATATAATCTACTACACCCTTTCTATCAAAAACTTTTCCATCCTTATCTTTTGCTCCTAAAGTAGGAACACTACGATGTCTTTCATATTCCAATACATACCTATTGTTATTTGAGTCTACAGCAATAACCATTATCACACTAAAATCTGATTCTTTTGTATCAATATCTGTAGCTGGGTCGCATCCTATGAATGTATTAACAGGAACTCTTTCTCCGTCTTGAACAATATATCCCAACTCTTCTTCTTTATCATATTCATAATATCCTTCCCAATATTTAATATGTTTTTGTGTCCAAACTGAATCTTCTTCAGATTGTAC